CTTGCCGAGCAATTTGGCATTCTCGATAAGATTCTTAAACTCAGCTTCGGACAACGAAGAAATTTTATCTGCAAACTTGGTTAATGATTTCAAAGCCTTTGAAACCGCTGGTATCAATGCCAATCCCAATTCTCTGGCTACCGCAATGATTTGTTGCTTTGCCTGGCCCCATTGAAATGCGAATGTTTTCTGATATTTAGCAAATGCTTCAAGTCTAGCGCCACCTGAACTTGCCAAACTATCAATATCACCTTCTAGCTCTTTGATATTTGCGCTTAGGGCTGCAATGCCAGCGGCGCTTTCCTGCGGCACACCCTTGGCTATAATATCTTCGAGAGATTTCCCGGAGAATTCATTTATTACCTGACTAAAAGTTTTCCCTTCTTTTGCGGCATAAGTCAATGTCGCCCTTAGTTGGGTCATGGCCTGCTCTGTCTTAACACCTTTTCTTGTCAAATTCGCAAGAGACCCAAGCAGGGTATTCATACTCACGCCTGCGGCTTTTGCTAATGGCGCAACCTTGCCGATATTTCCGGCTAATTCTGCAAATGTTATTTTGCCTTTGTTTACAGTGGCAAACATTTTGTCGCTGACTTCTCCAGCATAAGCAGCAGACAAACCATAAGCATTAAGCAATGATGTGATACCGTCAACCGCAACTGCAGTATCCGTGAATCCGCCCTTTGCCGCTTCTGTAGCAATCCTTAAAACCCCAAGGGCTTTTGCCGGAGGTATTGATGCCGACAAAATATCATACATCCCCTTGGCTAGGACTGCAGTGCCTTCCCCAAACTCTTTCGACAATGATTTAATGCCTTTGGTGAAAACCTTCATCCATTTGACATCTTTACCAGACAGCATGGTTGACACCATTGCCATCTGTTTTTCAAAATCAGCGTATGCTTTAATTCCCCCTATGGCTGCGGCCCCCATAGCCAATAGCATATTGCGAGCAATAGCAGAAGTCCTTCGCATCCCCACCTGAATCTTTTTAAGCGATGCGTCAACGCGTGAAAGTCCCGAACGGAATTTCCCATCCTTGACAAAGAACTCAACAAATGCTTGTCCAAGTTTCCATGCCATTATCCTGCCTTCGCTTTCTGCCTATCGTCTACGTAACGCCGAGCCTCTTCGTAGCTGTTGAATTTTATTCTATCACTTCCGCCAGCCTCAATATCACGCAAATAAACATTAACCTGCTCGATTGTGAGTGCAGAAATCACAGGAACCGTCCACCCGTAAACGCGAGACAATAGCCGGAATATCGGAGCGTAGCCGGTAGGTTCTTTTTGCTCTGTAGGGTTTTGCTTTTCTTCTGTCTTGAACGCCGACTCGTTAAGAGAAACCAACGCTGCGATAACATTGTTTATGCCTCGCGAACGACGGAGCATTTTTGATGCCTGCTTGTAAGTTATGGACGGATGTTCTTTGCGCAAAGATAACCAGAAAAGTAATTTGCAGTTTTCGCCATCAATAAGCGAGTCGTATTGACCACCCATCCGCTCGTACATTCCAAGATCACCAATTGTTAAAGGTGACAAAAGGAGTTGCTTGCGTCCGAGACGCAATTGCACTGGAGCAGCTACAAGATCAGGCAGGCTTGACATGGTAACTCCAAACTATGTCGGCATCTGACCCCATGAAACTGCACATTCGATGATATCACCACCCTCGACAGGTACGCTGTAAGCGACGTCAATTATCATGGCGGTGCCGTTGAAAAGCTCTTCCGACCCGTCGCTGGTGACAACCAATGTTCCACTATCGCCCTCGTCAAACGTAAAGGTGTCTGACTTCAGGGTGAACGAACCAGTCGTATCGCTGTGTCCTGCCCTGCGGGATTTCTCGCCACTTGTCGAACTGGACGCATATTCCTTGACATCATTAACATTGGTGACGTCGATATTCGTTACATCACTGAGAGCACCGTCCCATGATACTGTTCCTGATTTTGCTGATTTAACTGCCATTTGAAAAGCTCCTTGTTCTATCTATCTATGTTGATGTTCCGATAATAACGATGTCGTAGTCGATATCATTTGAATCGCCGGCATCGTGTTCTAATTTCAAATTCTGATGTGTTGCGTCTACTGTCCAACCGGTACCGGGATTCATTTGTACAAATCCCCACATTGCATCAGTAGCAGTACCCGTCGGTTCGACATTAGATTTGTCTGTACTGTCTGCCCACGGCCCATCAAAAGCATTGGAAGCAGCACCGCCGACTATCAATGTAGAACCAGTTACAGCGATATTGTTACGAATGAAAATCGCTTTGATTTTTGCAAAGTTTAACTCGTCCCCAAAAACCGTTTCCAACGCACCAAGCAAATCGATAGTTGTATCAGCTCCAGATACTAATGTATCACTAGCTGTGTAAACCAAATCGGCCTGACCGCTACTGCTACCGTCAGCCATTGTTTCCTTAAACGTATTGTTAAGCGGGCCAGACGCGGCAACGAGTCCAACAGTCTTACTGGCTGTTGAATTGATGCTAACCTTGATTGTTGTTACCAAGTCCATTAAAGATGCCATAATTTTCTCCTAATCTGTCTGCAATTCTGTATCTGTAAAATATATCTGCACTGCGATTTCAAAAAGCCCAACCCATTGCGGTGTTCCGCGCGTCGCCTCTGCGCCTTCTGTACTCTCGCCTATATCTGTTATTTCGGTATTTTTCACAAACGAAAGATCAAGATTAGTTCGCGTTTGTTTCAAGGCACGAATGAGTTCCCACTTGATTGGAAATAGTTGTTTTTGTACCCTCAAATCACCAGCGGCAAGGCGAAGTTGAAAGTTCGTTGTCATCTGCAAGCCTGTGGATGTCCACAAAAACCCGCCGCCGCCGGTTGGTTCAAGTAAAAGTTCGGGCAAATCAGCACCGAGAACAGTCGATTTATAAGGGTTCTTGTCAGTTCCCGATAATTTAATGCGATTCTTCAGACGCACTTTACCCGTTATGCCACTGTGATTCTCAAGCACAGTCCATATAGCATTGTAAATCTGTGTAAACGGGTCTGTTATCAATGCAGTCATATCATACTATCTCTTCCTACCTTACCTACGTATTTAACGGCTGCTGCTTTCATAGCACGAATTGTTCTCGCGTCAGGTTTAACCAAAATTTCACGCTTTGGCAGGTTTTTCCCACCCGTATTATGATATGCCGCGATGTCTGCTATTTTTGCCTTTCCACCCCGATGTTTGGCCGGGCCACCGAAGCCAACCTGAATACCACCAGCCCTCCGCTTGAAAAGATTACCAGATGCTCCAATCGTTAATGCTTTGAGCAATACACCAGTATTCCTGAGAATAGCGAATTTCTTACCAGAACCCCTTGAAGTAGTTTTTGTTGTCGCTCTGGCACTGCGGGTTTTTCTCCGCTTTCCACCACCGCGACGGGCCTTTTTCGTACTTTCAGCCAGTGGCTTCCAATCGCCCCCGCCCCGGCTGAATTTTGAATATCGCCTACGAACAAACGTAAGATATCTTGCGCCCCAAGCCTTAAGCATATTATCTATTGGCCCTGTTCCACCACCACGCAAACCTTGTTTTACCTTAGCGCGGAACTTCTTAAAACCACTAAGATTCATGCGAGTGCTCACGGTAGGATTCTCCAGATTCTTACACCTAATTTAAGCAAGGTCTGTGTAATCTGAATCCAGATATAACGCTCACGGCCCCATCTTTTATTGTGCCGTGAAGCACTGGGTAATCCATCATGGTCTAACACCCCGTCCATGTCAGCCCCGAAAACATGAATTTCTTCAGCGCCTAAATGCCACGCTAGCACAGGTGCTGGTAAGCCGCTAAACGAATTCCATTTCGGCATATCGTCAGGAAACAGAGGCAGTGCAATCTGATCCTGTATGAGCAACTCGTAGTCATCAAGTTCATTCGCACGCTCGGGGACGAAGCTGTGCAATTTATCGATTGCATTTTGGGCCAGGAATAACCTGGGATGGTTTATCGGCTTCACGTTTATGAATGTTGAAAAGTCTACAAAGCACCACCAGTCGCACTGGAAACACGCAACGCGGCCATTGACGCCAATAATGACATCATAATCATCGCGATTAGCTTCTGAGAACATCCACGCCGAGGGGCCGTTTGAGATTATAGCAATACGTTTCATATCATAAGTTAATACGCATGACGAGCGTGATTCTTTCAGAAGAACCCTCTTTGTCGTTTGATTGCCGATAAAGAACTTCAAACTCAGGGAAAAACTCCAAAAACTCTTCTACTGTCTCGATCTTGGTTGCTTCATAATTTCCCATCGTGTGCATTGTAAGACATACCAACAACCAGCCAGGATGTTTCAATACCCGTTTAATTTCAGAAGCGAATTTCTGAAAGTCCAAAACATGATCCACGCAGTTACAATATACACAATCGAAACTTTCATCTTCATGGGGGATATTGTGGAAGTCGCCCTTTGCCACAAGCGGCATACAAGGCACGAGGTCTATCCCTGTGGCCTCAAACCCCTCCTGACGGGCTGCTACTACCTCTGAGCCTGTTCTAGCCCCCATACAGAGAATTCTAATTCCAACAGGAGCATAATCATGCAATATACTGAAATGCTTCCTGAACCTGGTAATATCAGCATCGAACCTTATAGCCAGTTTATCACGCAATTTAGAATTCATTGTTTTTTCAGCCTGATGTTTTGTGTAATCTTCGTAGTTGTTATATTGTCGTTGCTGCATTATTTTTTTCTTTTGTATGTGCCTACAGGATAGCTACTATTTTTTCGTTCGCTGACAAGCTCAAACCCGTACATATCAAACAATTGTGTGAACTGTGGAATATCATAAATCAGGCGGGATGGGGTATCCTTCGTCACGCCTTCAATTGCCACTGCCCGGATTTCTTCTTGTGTAGATTTTTTTGCCCTACCATGATTGCCCTGGATAATTAACGTTGATATACCAGACTCCATGACGGCCTCCATGAACCGGTGTAGTGTACCACTAAGATGATACAACACACACGCGGCTATTAAGACATCTTTGCCATTGAGGACGTCCAGACAGTCGGTAATATCGCCGGAAATAAACTCGACTTTTCCGCTTGGCGGTCGAGTGAGTTCCCATACAATCTGAACGAATTCTGCCTGCCTGATCGACCTGGCACGTCTGTCGATACCGGTTACCTCGCGTGCGCCCGCAATAGCAGACTCAAAGCTATACAGGCCATTATTGCAGCCAAGATCGATAACAGATTTCCCTTTAACGATATTCTGTATGACTGGAATAATCTCCCCCTCTTTAACTTTGCGGTACGGGTGTGTCCATAAACCTGGTAAGAGTTCAATCGACTGGTACCATTTAGGGAACTCATTTATTTCATGTGCGACTGTGTTTTTGTCTAGGCTGCCTTTGATATAATCTGAATACTGCTGTTCGGTTGCACAAACGCACGGCATGGTTTTGTATCCAAGATATCTCAAAATAGATATACGATGCGTACCGTCAAGCCGTCGTGCAAATCTTTCTCCATCCATAACAAGTACCGGGGCATGGCCGACGTCATTAAGATAGTTTGTCCGCATGGCATTCAATAGCAGTTTATATTTATGGCATTTCTCGCGAGTAGTAGGTGTGCCAAGTTTGCTTCTCTGATTAAGAAAATACTGCGTTTGCGAAACATCTCTGTCAAAGTTTTCTTCGGGACATTCATCGCAGAATGTAAGAAACTGATCTCTCGCCGCATAAGGGATGTTTGAGAGGATGCTCATCACAGACATTTCTTTTAATTCGCCGATATTACCTGCATTGGCCTCACGTACAAAATCACGTCTGGCCACTCTGATTATAACTCTAATTGGATGGTTTGCTTCTATCATTATTTTGTCTCCGGTTTATCAAACCAAAAATCCTGTTCTGCGTGTCGATAACCTAATCCCATTTCTTCACCAAAGGCTTTTACTGCATCGATTACCTCGCTTTGTGTGTCGGCATTATAGTCATGCCCGCACAACACCCCGCCGGGCCGCACAAGTTTATACCATATCCGTAAATCTTCAAGAGCGCCCCAATAGTCATGCCGACCGTCAATATATGCAAAATGCAATGAATTTAGCGGGACTGGAGTTGTGCCTTTATGTGATTGTATCCGATTTATTCTAACTTGTGGATGTCCCTCAAATCGTTTACAAACTCCGAGAAATACTTTATCCCAGTTTCTATTTTGCCATTGCAACCATTTATCATAACCCCTGGTCTCTAACATCCATTTCCCATATTTCCCATCGACCTCATAGCAATTCCACGGATCGACTAAATATAATCTGCGAGGATTAAGATATTCAAGAATTTGCTGTGCGTGTTCGCCTTTCCATACACCTATTTCAGCACCTACAATTTCACCATCGCGAAGATTCTTAAACTTTTCTGCAACGTATTTTATTGATGGTCTTGCGTCAACTATTTTTGACATTGATTGAACAGGTGTAGATTTATCAAAATAGTGCTTTTGGGCAATCGGCTTATATGTACGTGTCGGGACTTTTTTCCACGGCTCTTTTTTATTATCGCTTGGTTTTATTTTATACTCCATATCGGGCAATCCATCTACAGTCTTGCCTACTTCATGGCGGATAAAACCATCGCGTATACCCATCCAACCATCGTGAGCAGATAGCGGCCAGAATCGTATATCAGATTTCCAGATTGCTTCCAATAAAGCGGGCATGTCGCGCCCACTACCATTCTCCACCCAAATTTTTTCCCACAACCTGAACATTCGCTGTACACGATATGATTTTTTGAAATATATGACACCACCTGCCATTACATAACTATTGTTGCATTGCAGCACGTCCCTCACCGCTTGCCATTGCGGAGCATCTTTATAATCACTTAATGGCCGATAGGCCATCGTACACATATCAAATCTATCAAGATAATCAAGCGGAAGTATCACTTTATCGCTCATTACAAGACAATCTGCATCAAGCATAAGTGTCCGGTCGAATGGAGTGCGGTCGTACATCGTAACCCTGATATGCCTATTAGATTCATCAGGCAAATCAAGTTGTTCAAAAGTAGTATTTTCCGGCCATTCGTATGCCGAGTAATCAATATTACAAATAACATGTACTGGCAAATCACAATGTTTTACAAATGCCCTTGCCGATGCTACTGCGACCTTAGCATATTCATGTCCGAACGCTACGTATACGACACCGTTTGTCATCATTTTATCATCTCCAAAATTTGTAAAGCAATCTTTTCCATAGATATGTTTTGCTCATACCAGCGACGTGGAGAATAACTGCCTAAATTTACGAGCATTTCTCCGAGTTTCATTTCAAAATTATCATCACAACAGATATTACCTGTGCATGGATTTATGATAAATGCCTTATCTGTTCTTACGGTATCTCGTATCAAAACAGGGATATTCATAGCCATCAATTCAGGTATTACCCTCGGGCCGCTGTCATATTTACCATCATCACAGACAATGCCAGTTCTTGCCTGACATGCGAATTTCGGAATATCTTTTCTGTCAAGTCTACCAGTAGAATCAGCATCTGGGAACCATTTATTTTCAGGCCCGATACATAAAATCTTCGCCCATTTAGGCAGCCTGTCGGCAAGCCACTTGCATCCCTTTGATTCGCTCGGTCTATTACAAATATATACAAGATCGTATTTTCTGGGAATCAATACAGGCACGAAACAGTTTGCTGCTGATTTATGTATTACAAAAACTCTGGCATTCGGGTAGGTTTCTGAAACAATGTCTTTTTGCTGCAATGTATCGACAAGAATCAAATCGTAAACAACGCCATTTAGGGGAAGCCATCTCGTACCGGCACCGTAATAAATCTTAATTGCGTCTCGACAACTATTTAATGCTTCAATATATTCAGGGTAGCCGCCGCGATCAAAAACAACGCATGGCTTAAACTCCATCGCGACCGATTTGAGATCAACAGAGCGTACTGTTTTAATGCCGTCTCTGCATGAAAAATTTATACTGCTACCGTATTTGGCAATCAATCCAGTTCCGTTATTCTGCTTAACTATCTCGGCGAACAGCCCGCACCACATATCATTATCAATATCAAGAATTGGGTCTGGGGCAGGAGTATCACATTCTCCCGCGTGTGCTGATCTGAGGAAGAGCCATCTCATAAAAGTGCCTCCTCATAAACTTTTCCGTATTGTTGTGATATCAATCTCCAGCGGTAATCATCCAGCGCAATTTTTCTGCGGAGAACCAGCGGCCCTAGCACGTCTCGTAAGCCATCCGCAATTCCATCAACAGAACGATCTATAATTCGCAAATCGCATTTGTCCGCCAACTCCGGTACTATTCCTGTGTCTGTGCTAATCACCGGAACGCCAGATGCAAGTGCCTCAAGAGTAGTGTTACTACAACCTTCGCCCTCAGATGCGTTTACATAAACGGATAACGTGCGATACCACGGGGCGATCTCCTGCTGTTTCAAAATTCGTTGAGGTGAATCGCCGGGGTCTGTTACGAATTCAAGACGAAGATATTTAGCCCATTCTTTTTGAAGTTTTATAACCGCCTGTTCGATAAGTGCAACGCCTTTGTATTCTTTGCTGGCAGGACGCTTATTCCCGCACCACCCGACATAGATTGGCGGGGGAAAGAATGTTCGTTCATCAACGCCGTTGGGAATATATTTCAGAACACAATTATCACTAATATGTGGCCTTGCGATATCCAACAATCGTGGATTCTTGGCGATACAAAATGAGGCGTTCCTGACAGTGTCAGCACATTTTATAAGGTGCTGATTTGAGCGGACGGAAATAAGCTCGAAGCCCCAACAAGGGTGTTCCATATAACCCGGCGCTCTTACAATGTCAGGTAATACACATGGTGTGTGCAAATGAATTATATGATAGACGCTCGGGTCAGGCGGAAGCTGTGATTTACCAACAATCTCTACGTCATAATCAGCACTCAAAACCTCTGCTAATCCTCTGGCACGATTGCCAATAGCCCATCGCCTGACTTGCCCGATTACCATAAGTACGCGTTTCATCTCTTCTCCAATAGACGATTTGCCACAAATTTAGGCTCGCAATATCGAGTTACCCATTCTCGCCCGGCTTTGCTAAGCTCTTCCACCCGCAAACGATCTTGTACCAGCGAATCCAACACAATGGGTAATTGTGAATGACCTGTAACTATTACTGGGGGCCGGGGGAATTCATTGCCGAAAGTAAGGGGGCCGCCGCTTGTAATCACAACACAACCCGTTGCCATACCCTCAAGGCCCGATTTATCCAGACCGCCACTATAATGCTTCTGGCCGGGGATATCATGCGCAAGGCATATCTGGTCTATACATATATGCCAGCCCCGCCGGGCTTCACAGCATTCGTTGTGTGTTGTTTCGTCAAGAATATGATAGCCAATCCCGGCATGTTTGCGGTGAAGGGCAGTTAGGGTCTTTTGTATCTGCTTAGTACCCTTCCAATGCCAGCGATGTCTTTTCCCAGGGGAATGGCCGATAATAATTTTATCAGCAGGAGCAATGTTCGGCCCCATCATTGAAATCGGTGGATACCATGACCGGGCTTTAATGTCACCAATATATGTCTTTTTATGGGGTTGAACAAAAACACTCAATCCGCTTTCACGAATCTTTCCCTGATTCCACTCTGCAGGTGATAGCCCGGATTTATCAATTTCCCGGTGCCAACTTTTCATGCCAAGCATTAAATGTGAACTGCTGAGTATAACTGAACCGCCACGCTCGCTGATAAAGCCCTTAGGGTCGTCCAAAACACGCGGCATGAGCCATAGGAGACTCGGTATGCCAATAACTACGATATGATCGGCATCAGCTACCCATTTATGAGCTTCTTCCCTGTCAGCCTCGTTTTCGATCTGTAAGCACGGCATTTCTTCGGAGAATCCGAAGTCAGTAGCATCACTATGGTTTCGATATCGCAAGATCAGCCGTGCATCGTGTCCAAGATCGCAAAACGCTTTTGTCAAAGCAGGAGCGTTTCCGTAGGTAGCTAGATAAGATAGGACTGCGATTCTCATTTTTGGTCTTTCGCTCCAATCAAATTTTTAAGCCCACGTGATGCCTGTAAATGTTCAATCACCGGAGTAACATCAGGATAGACCTCGCGTGATGTATCGAAAATATAGCACAATTCTGGCGATAGTTTTTTTATCTTCAAGCGATCAAATCTTTTCATAGCCTCAGCAAAATTTGCCCTGTCAGACCGCTCCGGGCGATGATTATTTATCTCACGCCAACTGTAAAGGAATTGTCTGGTATTTTCAGTGATGCCTACCAGCAATGTACCGGGACATGGTTCTATATCGCGGAAAAAATGTACTGCGATATCTGATTTTATGCCGGTAACGTGAGGTAGTGGATTACTATGCAATACGCAATCCACGTCCAAGCTCAATAACGGAACCCTCGGATGTTCATCAAGTTTTTTGAGCAGATATTCCGGCCTATAATGTGAGTTTGCAAACCATGATCCACGGCATGGAATACAATCAAGCTCATAGGGGAGTGCAAACTTATCAAGAGATGCCTTAAATCTTGCAGCCTCAGTCTCATAGGGGCCGGGTGTGTAAAAAGCTACGATCAATGGATTTTTCGGCATTATAAAAACCTACACAATCGTCGGAGCGGTGGGTATATCATTGTAACCGTAAATAGCGTTTAACTCCCTCTGGCAGGACAGGTACGTATCCATTTCACCATAGACCGATTCTTTTACATCGGATAATTTATCGCCTTCCTCAGTATCATCATGCGTTCCGCGACTTTGGTATAACCAGATACCAGCGAGCTTAGCTGCCCAGTCTTTGACAACGTATAATACAACACCATCACCCTGTAATGGTACTGCGTAACGGGTGTTGCGGAATCGATCATCAATAATAGACTCTGCATAATTTATAGCTGATGTTATTCGATCTGTATTAGCAGAGGCAGAGATGTTATCAAGATTCGACCATGTTGCTATATTATCAGCCCCAAAAACAGATTCGATGTCAGCTTGTACAATATAGTTTGCCATATTTAACCAATGGCGGGCTAGAATTACCCAGCCCGCCAAAATCGAAAGGAGAAATGAAAACGAAACTCAAATTTTTATTATGGGGTGACGTCACCAATCGCAACCGCGTAAGGTGCGGATATGATCGGAAGGAACGTATCACCTGCAAAATGCTGGATACCGATTGGGTTCTGTGTCATCGTCGCGTAGCTGAAGAACCCGAATATCTTCTTGAGGTTCCTTGCCGCAGCAGTAGCATCGGCGGAAACCTGACCAAGCGACGTCGGGATAAGCCTGCTGCCCTCTATGTATTGGTACCAGCTACTTTCAACTCGCGGTGTAAATACCACAGTGTCATCACCGAACCATGTATTGAGATCGCCGTCGCTATCTTCGTAGAACGCGTCAGTGGCGGGATGCCAATTAAATCCACCCGTCCCGGCGGGAATTATTCCCTGTTTGATTTCGTTTGCGACATTGGCGTTGCCCTTGATGATGTTCGCAAAGTTGTTGTTCTTCGCAATATAACCGGGAACATTTGCTCCATAGAATACATCTGTGACGATGTATCCGCACTTCTTGGCTATCTGCTGCCTAATCGCAGTCAGTTGACTCACAATATCAGTTGTAGCAGTTGCCCAAGAAGCATCGATGATTGAACCATCGCCGAGAATATCAAGCTGTGTACGATTGCTCGCGGGAATACCAAAGTCAATACTTACCGCAGCACTTGTAGTGTTTGGCAAGAGGTTGCCATTGATATCGAAATTGATCGTTCCCTGCGAAAGCGCTGACGCAACCGCTGACAGCCGGAGGTTCCTGATCTGCTGATAAAAAGTACCGGTCTGACGTACAACTTCGTCTTTGCCTTCCCTACGCACTTCGGGACTATCACTAAACAGCATTTCCAGAGTATCTTCCTCGTGCATGATATCATGGAATGTGCTTATTGCAGTAATAGCGACCTTGGTAATTCCTTTTTGAGCCAGTCTTACCGCTGGAGCGCCGCGCGCTACGCGCAAGGCTGTCTCGCGGGTACCGTCTACACGCTTGTACTCACCAGTGGCACCGGCGATTCGTTTCGTGACGCGGGTAAAAGCAGGTGGTAGCCAATCTGTTGGTAAGCCCGTTTTGATTCGCTCAACCAACGGGCCAATTACCGGGGTGAAACCAATAAGTTCATTTAAGTTAACAGGCATGTTGTGACTCCTTATACATCATCGTCAAATGAGAACGGCGAACGGCCTTTAACCGTGTTACCTGTTCCGTTTAGATTGCCTTTGATCCAAGTTATGAGGCTTGTATCGGAAGGATAATTGATTATCTGGCTCGCATCAAGACGACCGCCGATAAGCATCTTCGCAAAGTCAATATCGATACTTGCGTCGTTGTCGTTGGTTACTTTCAGAGGGTAACCATTCGCAATCAAACACAGCGGGGTTTCGCTACCGTCTGTATCCTGTATGAAACTGCCGGAGATATAATCAGCGGCAGCAGCAGTGACGGTGATTGCTCCAGTAGTAACATTCACAGCAGAATATGTAACCTCTTCCGTTACAACGGTACCGGCAGCACTTGGCGGGCCAGTAACATTGAACGAACCAGTAGCACCGATTCTGCGAACAATTTCCGTAGCAGTTGCCACTGAAACAGTCATCACTTCATCATACGACCCGTCTTTGTCATAAGCGGATGCAAGTACACCGATAATCGATGGTGCAAACTTACTCCCGGTTGTACGCTTACCCATGACAAGGCCAGCGCGAAGGTAGTCAATGTCGCTGGTGTTGAGGGGATCACGAGAGTACGTGCCACTAATGATCGCTCCGCCTTCACGGTATCTCTCATTACTTAGACTAATAAGCCGAGGCGTTGCGGTATTGCCCACTCTTAACGTTGATACACTTTGAGGATTAGCCATTTCGATAGCTCCTTATCTTGTCTTTTGTTCAATTTGACCGGACGCTTCCATTGCGATATTGCCTGTGCGTTCGACTTCTTTTTCGTCAGGCTTGAATTCGTCTCCAGGCACTATCCGACTCATTGCCATTGATTGAGACTTGGTTTTTTCGCCCAACTCAACAGAATCGTTATCTTCCAAAGCCTTAACGACCTTGCGGGCAATAGATTCGTCCGTGCCGGAAACCTTACGGCTAAGCATATACGCGCTACGTGCGCCGGGCTTGCCGATAAGGACATCTTTCAAGCTTGCGGCGACCTTGGGGGTTATCTTTGCCTTTTCAACAAGGCCGTCAATCTTCTCCTCCGCAGTTTCCGCTCGTTCGTCAAGCATGTCGGGGTCTATCTTACTCGCAGCATTGCCCTTTGCTTTGAGTGCTTCAACTTCGCCCTTGAGTTTGGTAAGCTCCTCGGTAAGGCTTAGTTTGTTGTCAGTATCGGCTTTGATCCGCTCTTCAAGACGAGTCAGCATGTTTTCGTCAGTCATGTCATCACCAGCACCAAGAATGTCGCGTATTTTTGTTAGCATTTCAGCATCCATAATTTTCTCCTGCATTTGTTTGTCACCATCTATAGAGTATACGAATATCGCGGTGGGACTATTCACGCCCCTTGACGCGGCTATTGGAATAAATCCCTCCTGCCCCGGAACAACGGGCTGTTGGACTATGCTGGAATGCGTTATAGCCTCACCGTAAGAGTTGCCCTTCCCGTCTGTATATTCACGTTCGATCAGAACAGATACATTCTTAACCGTTTGGGCAAGTTTAATCGAGTCCTCCCCGATAAGTTCGTGGATTCCATAAAGCGTATCATCTTCACGGAACATATCTACGAGGTAACCACGGACAGCCTCGGCCTCCATGCTGTGATCGACAACAACTTCGACATCGACACCGTTTCCACGCATCGCTGCAAAGGTAGCTATCCATCTGTCCATCCGATCTCTTGTTACATCCATCGACCATTCATGGAATGGATGCCGATATAACCCCGTGTGGATCATGTCCTTACGGAACCGCTGGACAGGCTGGCCCTGTTCGTTCATCGCCATGCTACCAGCAGGTTCAAACACAGCACCAGAGAACGCGGCGGCTACACGAGCGCCACGTGATTTTAATGATGCAGCTTTTCCCCACTGGGTTTGACATACCGCCCGACGTTGCTTGGAATCGGGATATTCCTTGACCATTGTCGCATCGCCCATACAACGGGTAATGAATTTGCTTTGTTTCTCATTGGCTCGTTTTGTTGGTAATGGCATCTTTGCTCCTGTTCTATTGTTCTTACGATACTTCTCCGATATTTATTCACCACTTACAAAAAATTTTCAAGAAATGGTAAATATGCTTGACTCATATAGACGATAGGTTATAATGATGGTGTGGATTGAAACTTTTTACAGGAAAAATGAAAATGGAAAAAAAAGTGAGAACAGTTCAAATTTCACCACACGCTGTTTGTATTGCAAAAGCTATTGATGATCCTGATTATTGGCATTATATTTATATGACACATAGCGATATTTTCGGCAGCGAGGCGACTCTGATAATGAGGAAATGTAGCCGATGTGGTACTATGCATGGTTTCTATATCGAAGAAACAGATTGGGAGCTAATGCCAGCAGGGAGAAAATGAAATGGAAAAGAGCCTAAAATATGAGATGGCTCGTCTAAGGGCGTTTACTTGTGCCACGAAAAAGGAGTTGTCGCAATTACGGAAAATGGCGATAGGCCTTGGCCGTACACCTATATTTTCTGCTGCTGAGGTTGCCGAGGCGATGGTTTTCTTTGCGTTAGCTGGGTTTAATGCCAATAAAATAATGGGTGCGATGCCTTGTACGCTCAATCTTGCCGCAGTAGGACAACTATGCCCGGTAGACGCAGTAAAAACGGTTGTAAAAATCATGAATGGAATAGGTATTGATGGTAAAGTTATTATTGACAAACTTGTAGGTGTACTGGCCGCAACCAGCTTGAGCAGGCAAAAGAAGAGAACGCTAAACTAATTCAACAGCTCCGTTTTGGAAGGGGGGGATAAAAAATGAGCGTGCCTGGAAAAATTAAAGCCCGCCGTTCTGCGCTCGCCCTTACCCAAGCACAAGCAGCAGAGCGAATAGGCTGGACACAACCTGTATGGCAAAGTTATGAGTCAGGGAAAAGACTGCCTACCGCTGGTGGGACATTAAAGAAAATAGCCAAAGCGATGAAATGTAAGGAAGCCGATCTGCTTTAACCTATCGGCCCAATCGTGTCCTGATTTATCATGCCGGGATTGAAATTCCAACCCACGTCAGGGCCGGGCTTAACCATCACGCCATCAACTTCAACCTCAGCTAGTGGCGCATTTGAGGTTGCAAGTTCAGTCTCGTCTTTGTAAATCTCAAGTGCATCGCACCTGCAACTCGTTCCATTCGGCGGGAATATCTCAGACCACATCGGATCGTCTTTCGGCAATCGTACACCATCCAAAGCATCATGGTTCGGCCTCACCCGGTCATCACCAGCGGTAACATACTCATATCCCCACAGCATATCATCAATTACCGGGTCTTGATTGGCATTCCACTGCCCGGCTGAATACGCTACCTGTATCTGTGTCCTGACAAGCGTTTCCAGCAAATACGGCTTATCCGTAGCTATTCCAGCAGAATCAAGCGATGCCCGAAGGGTTTGTACTGCCTCAGGCCCATGCTGACCCTCTTCGATTATCTTCCCGATAGCCTTAGATGCCTTTGCTTCTACCGCTGCAGAAGCGGTTCTGGTTACCTGTACGGCTTCAGGAGCGTACTTCTCTGCGATAACGGCTATTTCCTCGTCTGTTAAGACCATTCGCTTCTGAAGGAATCCTACGGCCTCGTCATAAGGGCCTGCAGCTTTCCTCATTTCAGCCATGTGTGAGGTTGTACCCCTGATTGTACGAAGCCTGCCTGTCAGGTGGGCCGCGACTGCTGCATCTGTGAGTAATGGTGCTAGATTCTCGAAAGCCGTGTCGATTGCAGTGTTTATATCATGTCCACGCTCAAACGCTCGCATGGCAGCCAATTTAATCTTGCGGGCGATTGCCGGGAGGCTGCGCATTGCTATGACATCCAGCTTCCGCCTGTCGCGGTTGTGGATAAGTGCGGCCTTACGTGCTTTTTGCGATGCTGGCATTTGTTTTCCTATATATGTTGCGCACGATCTTGGTCATTGACGCGGGAACTTCTTCTTTTTTATCATCAGGCCGTGGGCCTATCTCGTCAATATCGACTGTCTCGGAAGCCTTAGGTAACCCGGCTGAATCAAGCATAGTATCGATATCAAGCCACTTGACCAACAGATCTATGTTCGCAGGATTAGATAGCGTCTTGCCAAGCAGATCACGGAAGAACGCCTGCTGTTCTGGAGCCATGCCCGCACGGGACAGATATATGGTATTTTCCGCATCGTACCCAAAATTATACTTGAGTAAAGGGTTAATCAAATACCAGTTGACGTTTCGGAGGATATCTTCATACAGCAGCATCGCGACTGCCATTGCTAAGTCCCCGTGTGTCTCCGCCTCAGCCTTCGTGCCGAACGTACCCTCAATCGCAGCCCGCTCGGGGACAAGCCAGCCCCTCATTAATTGCGAATCATAATACTTCAGCATGTTTACGAAATCACCGCCATGCTGACCCTTGGGTTCAAGGAATGAGATTACCCACGCCTCCATATCTTTCAGGCTTATGCCCTTAGCCATTAAATCCTCGGCGAATCTCTTGAACTGGTTAGGCATAGCGATGCCTTTGGCTTGGCTAAGGTTTTCGATAACCTTCTTGGCAAGCTCGAAATTGCTCCTGACAGCGCCAGTAGCATCTTTACTCTCACCAGTAGGATATTCGATTATCGGAATAACACCGGCGGTCTTTGCCCCGTACTGGGCCATTTGTTTCGCTGTATCCAGCCAAGGCTGCCATGCGTTTGCCCGTATATTCTCATGTCGTGACCGGCCATAGAAATTTCCTGCCTCACCATCATAAGTAAACCAAAAGGCCTTCTCCGCACCTATCTCCACATCGTGTTGTTTCAGGCCAGCAAACGTACCAGTTGCCTTGTCGATCATAACCTTAGTATAATCGGGGAGTAGCGGCTTAATCTTTGAGTATACATATCGACCGTTGTCAACAACCCAAACCTTTTCAAACGATTGGAACCCGTAGTCAAGTGAAAACGGGATGTTATAAATGATACCAGGCCAGAAACTTTCAACTTGTTGCCTAATGAATTCTACACGTTCTTCAGGAACGCCGTCATTAGCCTCTATCGACCATGTAGCGACGCGGATCGGTACGGTAGCGATAGTTCTGGCAAGTGCGATAGTGGGCTGTTCTCGCATCTTCCTGTACGTGCTGTAAGTTCCCGGTGATGCAGGGCCGTAGCCATCCATTCCAGTAAGAGCAGTAGCTACCCCGGCTATCCCGTCATCTGTGCTTTGGATGCGAGTCTCTTCGCCCACCTTTGGCTTTTTCCTAAATATCGGCATTACAAACTCCTATATGTTAAATTCACCTGCTGGTTCACTTGTTATCAATTTCATCGGACGAAGATAAAAAACGTGATACCGACAAGCGTCTGAATTATGCGCCAGAATTCCATTTGCAAAAAACTCATGCGATCCCTCTACAGTAATATCATATACTGGCTGTTTTCTTTCGTTTCCACGAGAGACGCTTTCCACATGAACGGGAACAGCATGTTGGTTTTCGGTAACGATTGATAACGAATTTCTTACCACAGTATTCACATGTTCTTGTCTCGTTATCAATTCCTGATTTGCGTCGGGCAGCACATCGACAGTTGAGTGAACAATACACATTGGCTTTGCGGCCTTGTATGCTGGGGAATGTTTTTCCGCAATAGATACACTTTTTGTCGATTGATATACCTTTGCCGAAAGAAGTCTTTTTAGCGTGTTCCCGATGCCATTTTCTTCCTTCGGGCGATCTGTGCCATATTGCCGCAAGGTGTCGAGTGGAATGTAATTGTTTCCGCAATTGCACAAGGCGAGCAGGAGAGAGCGGATGTTTGGCGGCGTGTCCTGCAGCAGTAAGACATTCCAGATTTTCAATAGTATTGTTAGCAGGGTTCTTGTCTTTGTGGTGGATATAATACCCATCGGGAATTGGCCCAAAATGGTCGAACCATATATGTCTGTGTAAGTAACCATATGATCCTGCTTTGAAATAAGACCTGTCTGAAAATTGCTTTGCTTGCGGATACCGTGAATATCTGTGGTTTTTGTAGACGATTGTTTCTTTTTGCATGTTAAAATCCTTTCTATTGGATACAGAACGTTACCGGATTTTAACAATTCCAAGGGTACAAATCCAATATCTTTTACCCAAATTGGATGATTTTTTGTACCACTAATTTTTTTCCCATTAGATAAATTTACTGTAATAATATCGGCATTTTCAAAAGCTATTCCGCTCCATAAAACTTTTTTATATCCCTTGCGCGTCAATACCTTCATGCCAGATTTAATCTTTTCAATAGGAATATCGCCCTTATCAGTAGCGATCATTGTCTCTGCAATAAGACAGGCATGGCTCAAGGCATTGACATGCTTATCTATTAAGCCATTCTCGTCCGTCTTAAGGTTCTTAAAATCTGCGAGCAACCTCTTGCATCTTGGATGCACACGATAATGCCTATGTCCGTCAATATCGCACAAAGCGTCGTTGAAAGCATTCATACTATCCTTGATGCCAGGGTTAGCCTTCGGTACACGGATTCTATACTTAATGCCCTCGCGTTTCAATACTTGTTTGACGATCTGATAGTCTGTCTCACCAGTACCAGTCCATTCACTTTGCCCTGATGCGTCACCGAATATATGCAATTCGTCAGGCCAGCGATAACCACCCTGTGCTTTTACCCATTCGACAAACGCTTCGGCAGCAGCACGCGCGTGCATACGCGGCTCGTGTATCTCGTCTGCAATAACAAATTCATCTTTTTTATTATCATACTGCCCGATTTCCAAGTGCATACCGGGCCTAACGTTGAAATCCAATGCTATCTGCAATGGTAAATCATCTCGCAATGTAGCATTTATATCTATGTTTGCATCGGTAAAATTACCATAAACCCGGCCAATACCTACTGAACCCGGACATTGCTGGTACATGCTCTCCCATACCTCTTGCGGGCATGCGCTTCGTATAGCAAGCATGGCTTCCCGTGTATACCGCCGTGGACAAAGCGGATCGCCTTCCACCCGGCCAAGTGCATCGTTTTCTTCAGCAAGTGCGGGGAAACGTATCACCTGCCAATCGTCAGGATGCTCGTTGATTAGATAGCCGGTTAGATCTTCTTCGTGCCAGCGTTGCATGACTATGATGATAGTAGCGTTGGGTTCGCAGCGGCTATACAGCGTTGAATTGAACCACTCGATTGTCCGGTTACGAACTATGAAACTATACGCATCCTGCCAGTTTTTCAACGGGTCGTCTACGATTATCAGATCCCCGCCATGCCCTGTTACCGGCCCGCCGACACCTGCAGTTATCATACCACCGCCTTGGGGCGTATTCCATCGATGTGCTGCAGAACTGTCCCTACTAAGTGTTATGCGTATTCGCTGGTTCCGCTCAATCTCATTTCGACATTTGCGACCCCACTCTGCAGCAAGCCCCGCTTCATACGCGGTAAGTATTACATTGCGATTAGGCATGTTATCCAAAAACCAAAGCGGTGTCCATTTACTGACAAGGAAACTTTTCCCATTTCTCGGCGGCCAGTTGATTATCACTCTCCCCCGCCCACTTGCTATCGCACGTGCTATCGCGTTCCCCGCAAACACCTGCGCCTTGAATGGTATCCACTTATCACTTGTTACGTGTTGGGCGTAAGTATGTGGAGTCCACCGCCACGGCTGACCGCAGATCAACGCTGTAGCATCATTCGTTGGTTGCAGTGTTTCCATGACCATTATTCTTACCGTCAGGTTTGTTTTTTGTCTCGTTAAGGCAGTTGGATAGTTTGATTGCCAATTCCATTGCTTTCGGGTTTGTAAATATCTTTTCGATAGATTCTTGCGTACCGGAGAATAGATCATCACCACCAGCACCGGCAATACGCCATGGAACATTGCCGTCGGTACGATTAACGATTAGATTCTGCTGCGAGAAACCACCTTTAAGTGCCTGGGCGATCATTTTGGTTGCAAGTGCCTCGGCAAGTGTCTTTTTCGTCTTGCTATCTGTTTCCTTCGCCAATAGCTTGTGAAACAAATTGGTGATGTTGACTGTACCTCTCGCCGTACCATTTGGATTTCCGGATTGGCCTGGCTTGAACTTATGGTTTTCGATGTTTTTCAGACTATTGGGGTGCATTTTCCGCTTCGTTGTATTTTCGCTACTACCCATCGAATTGTCTTTTTGCGTTGTCATATTATTTATTGTTCTTAGCCTGATGCTCCATAATCACGCGTATTTCACGAATATCGCCCTTAATTTGACTGAGGTCTTCAAAAAAAATCGCATCGCGGGCTTCGCTCTTCCCAATGCGTATGTTGTGGTTACTCAATAGTTGAGCGTGTACTTTAACATCGCTGGAGTTAGATATCTGGCCCAGTGCGAGAAATCCTATTCCTGCAACACAAACGCCTGCAATAACTTTAGCCGCTAATCCGTTTTTTTCATTTGCCATTTTACGGCCCCTTGTAAGTAGCACGTGTTTTGACTTTATACACAGTTTGATATCCTGACCCGGTAATAGTGATTTTGACGGTATAATATGCTAGTTCTGTAAGCGTGATTGTGTATGGTATCTCACCAGCATAATCACCATCTGTCCCTGTAATATATGGGATGCTTATATCCTCTGCCCCGGGAACCACTACATCACTTGAATCATAAAGCGTGGCGGTAATAACAGCATCATTGATGTACGTGTCAGCAACTTGATCCTTGAGACTTCGAATGCGAATGCAATTATCGGTACTTAGATATACATTGTCTATACTCATGTTACCCTCCCAGCTATTCTAGGCTTCATACTAAACAATCCGCTAATTCTGGCAATTATGCTTATAATGCCACGCGCACAGACAAGGCCTTCGATCTTCATATCAAACGGCGGCATCAGTAAAAACGTTCTGTCTGCGTTCGTTAATAATCCGTCAGGTATCTTAAAAAGTCGCATTAGCTCGCCTCGCCTTGGGTTTCCGTAGTTCCATCATCCGCAACTGCTTGCGTTGTGGCTGTAGTTGTACCATCTTCTTTGAGTGTTTTCAATGTCCCTGTCCCAGCCGCGGTTTTTGTCAGGGTAGTTTTCCCGAAGAACCGCCGCCATAGTTGGATTACCACTTCCCTGAAATTCGAGGCTACGCCGGTAGGTTCGGTCATGGATATAGAATCGAGACCATCTGACGCCAGTTTTGCCGCCTGGGTAGCTGTATCCATTTCGGTCTTAGTTGGCGGGTCATATGCTGTAAGAGCCGCCGCCGCTGCAACTTGCGATTGTGCTTGTGATAAATTGTTCAAGGCTGCGATGGCGACTCCATTAGCTGTAATTCCTGTATTATCAGGGGCTGTGGCGTTCCGTGTAGAAACAGCCACGTCAAGATCGGAGAGATTGTCCATAAGTGTAGCCCGTGCAGCTGTTAATCGCCCGATAAGCGTATCGATATCAGCAGGTACGTTTGTCGGGCCGAGTTCGTCTATGTAACCGGCACGGATAGCCGTAAGTCGTGTCAATAGGCTGTCAATATCTGCGGGAAGATTAGCAGCAGCAAGTTCGTCAAGATATGGGCCACGTGCGGATGTATAGCCCTGCGTTGTCATGCCTGATGTCACATGCCCTTCGACATTACTCTCGATAGCAAGAGCGGATACATCGGCTTTGAAGTCATCCACACCTGAAACAGCAGCACCAGCCACTTTTGTAACGTCTACTTCCTGATCAGCGGCTAATTCGTACCCTGTCTTATCATCGTTCTGGCCGACGGTTACCTTTCCACTTGCATCGGTAGCCAACAGATTCGCTGGTGTCGTAAGTATCTTACCCGCGGCGTCAGTACCGGCTTGGGCAGCCGTATGGACAGATCTGCTTCCAACAGTAGCATTGAGATTGGTTAAATTGTCAAGATAACCCGCACGTGTCGCTGTTAGGCGGGTAAGTAGGGCGTCAATGTCGGTAGGAATGTTTGCGGCCGCAAGTTCATCAAGGTACGGTGCTCGGGTAGTAGTATATCCCTGATCTGTCATGCCGCTTTGCACATTTGTCTTGACCTGAGCAGGGGTTGCTGTTCCGTCCAATATAACATCCAGTCTTCCTCCGTTTGCCCAGTCGGTTTGAAGTTCGTTTGTATCTGCCGCGATATCTGAGGGTAAAACTTCGGCTGAGCCAGTCCAGTCGATTGTTCCGCTTGCCAGAAAATCATCTGTAATCGCAGGTGATCCACCGACCTGAGAATAAATATCGACGATGTATATTCCCGCCGTATTAACTCCGCCAGGAATGTCGCCAACGTAAGTATATCCACCAGCTGGAGTTTCTGTTAATGTGATATCATAATCGCCCCAACTTGCGGGTACGAGCGTTTCCCATGTAGTATTGGCAGCATCCCAATACTGATTAACAGCATTGCGAATAACAGCATACAGGGTATCTCCTGTTTCTGTGTCTCTGTATTTAATTTCATTGGCCATATTTCATATTTCCTATTTTATATCTACCGTCCTTGAACCAACTGTATCTTTTTGATAATGAATATCAAAATCAAGAATCGCTATTCCGCCTGCATAATTATCTCCTGCGGCAGCAACTCTTTTTACCCGGCATAACAGAATTGAAGATATTGTGTGTCCTGTCCCATCTATGCCAGCAGCGGTAACGTCTTCGTATTGGTGCTTATAATCCGTTGACGCGCCTGTAGATATGTCGTTCGTTTCTAAAGTGGTGTTGGCAGGGAAATCTTCGTCTATGTCTGCCCATGTATATTCAAATTCGATTCCAAAATTGTCGGCGGGGTATAGATCTGAAGTACACATAAAATGGATATGGGGGTAAATAGTAGTCCCTTGCTTCCATGAATGTGGCAATTGTGCTGTGATTATAGCCTCGTCTCCATCAGAGAAAATATAACTATAAACACCTTGGCTGCCTGAACCATCATCAAACAACTTTGTCAACGTGGGATTATTAGAAACACCGTTCCAGTTATTGGGGCCAAGAGGAGTCACATAATCATCCCATACCAAAGCATCCTCCTCAAACAATAAGGGCTTTGGAATTACTTGCCACCCATTTTTGCCACTTGCATTACCCATTAGAACACCTCCAAGTTTGTAGGTAGACTCTTCATCTGCAAGCTGCCATCAGTACCGTATTGCACACTAGAGTTACGGAATAGTGTCATCGCCAGATATTGTGTATAACTTATTACGATCAATTGGCCGGAAGCGACATATTCATCCATCTTGGCGATCATCGCATCCCAAACCGATTGTTTTACATTTCCTGCAACCCAATCAACGTCTGGCATGATTTGGTGGGAATATAAATGGGCGAAAGTTCGACGATTGACAACATCTGTTATCATGCTTTCCGCATCAGCCACCGTCTTATTGTTTGGCCCGTCGCTGCCGACCTGGTAATAATCTCCGGGGTTCCAGACATTATTGGTTGTCCATCCTTCAGGCCCATATCCCCATGCAATATTGGGATAAACATCTGACCACGCAACGACACCGCGAGAAGATACATACCCAAGCTCTTTCAATATAACCGGGACATTGGTATCATCACAGATACCATGATGTCCACCCCAAGATGCAATGTTTAGTCCTCTGTGGAATCCAAGACTTGAGAACAAAAACCGATTCTTACTCATTGAGGCCCGGAAATCAGCTTCGGTCGTAGCTACTGAAAAAATATTGGCTGTGTAAGACCCTTGATGTGCAACATCCCAGCCTGCGTTATACATTTCGATGAGTTGCGTGAGCGTCATTTGTGTAGCACCAATTACAGAACCCGGACTGGTCACGTCAACGCCACCCAAAGCAACCCATTCAGTCCCCGGCCAGCCGCGAGCTTGCATGTCAGTAAAAGCAACTGAATACTGCGTATCATAAGCCCCATCGAAACCGAGGCAAATTGCACCCACAGGCGTACCTGTGCCAACGTCAAGACCGTCCTCTGCAATAATGCCACCAACCGTTAAAGTAGTGTTGCCTGTTTGTGCCTGACATCTAATTCTGATTTTTTCAATCCATGTTCCGCTTGCTCCCCAAACAGGCGCTCCTGCACCAAGAGTGAATTTCCGAGGATTGATGTTTACAAACCACCAATCGCCAGCTTTTAATCCGTAATAGTGATTTCCAGCTAAAGTGATATACTCGGAATAATAAGGCGCTTCGCCATTCGCAGGATAAATACGCAACTGAATAGAAAGTATTTTTGTCGGGTCTGGAGCGTAGAACCATATACCAACCGCACCGTAGACTTTTACTGGCTTGTCCAAAACAAGACTATGGAAATCATTAGAACCAGTCAGAACTTCAAGCTCCAACCCCTGAGTACCTGTTTTGAAATGAACAGTATCTGCCTGATTTGTAGCTGTTCCATCAGCCGACCAGCTTTCGTGCGGTTGCATATCAGCAACCACGATACGACGGACGGCAGGTGGATTTAATCTATAATCCGTGTCTGTAACGTATTTATTGACAGCCGACGCCGTTCCTGACGTTCCTGTTAGTGCAGCCTTTTCGCCAGCCGTTGGCATCAAACTCCGTTTTAGTCGCTGTGTTAAGTTCATGTCATTATCTCAATACCAAATAAAGTCAATCATGTATATCATTAACAAATCCCTTTATAAGTTTTACGATTTATAGGGGTGATGCTTTCAGAGCTTAGGGAATTGATGCGATTTTTTTCGCAGTAATGAAGTGAACTGGTTACTTTACACAGTCAAAAGCCGTAGGTCAGCCACGCTCGGCCTCCTAACTTGCACTTTGGGGTTTCGGTTTTACCATGTACTTAGTTCGACAAAATCCGCACCAGCAAAGGCCAATATTGCCTTCTGTTGTTACTTGTGAGAACTCATATTTCTCAAGAAACAAATGCCCACAGGAACATTGTGCTGGGTAAATCGCTTTATCGCTCATGGGGTTCTCCTAACTTGAATAAGATTCACCTGCTTCTCGAAACACGCCGCCACAATAACATTCACCGCCCTCATTATATCCCGGTCTATCTTCACGCTCCCTACCACACATATCGCACCGCCAAATAATCATTAACTCACGATCGAAAGCCTCTTCGCTATATCTATAATTATCGCTCATGTTAAGTTCCTTTTGCTTTCGATTTCTGAATTATCAAACAACCTATCGGGCAATAGAGTAGTGGATTTTCTCTACAAGTTTTGCAGACTTTTTTATGTTTCTCCAGCTCTTTTACTCCAAGCTTATTCATAACTGCACAGCCGCCCTGGGTTAGCTTATTCATGGGGGTTCCCTTCTGCCTGTGTGTCAATTACAGTATCAGCTGGAGCAATAATGTTAATGACATAAGGCTTTTGCCTTGGCAGCATCTTGGCTCCAATAAAAAACCCAACAGCCATCGCCAATAGAAGCCAAAAATAAATTGGAATATCACCTTTCATTTGACACCTCTTCTATTCTGTCGTGCAATTTGTTAATCATTCTCATAATCCATTTGGATTCTAAATTGAATGGACACCAGCTGAAGTCGCAGTGCTTGCAATATCTACCGTCATCGAAATGAACACCAGTACCCTTCCGGCCTCGTTTACCGCAAATCGGACAGTCGATTGTTAATTTTGGTCTACTCATTTTTCCTTTCTCCACACGTTAGGCATTTATCGCTCATGGGGTTCACATTCTTTCTGGAGAAAATAAAATTGTAAAAAACCCTTTGCGTTTATTTTCTTTAATATCTCTGTGTGCGAATTGTTTAGGGTTGATTCTCCCATCGTTGTACCGCACCTGAAACGACTTAAACCCACGAAATTTATGCCATTGCATTCGTAACCAATTCATAATTCACCGTCGCTTTCTTCCAACGCCCACGTCGCGTAAAAACCATACTTACATTGTGGTGTTTTGGTTTTACCATGTTCTATCCAACAACTAACCTTTCTAACCAGCTTCTGTCATTACTTCGATAGCTTGTTTAACAGCAGCAGGTAGCTGAGCTTTGAGTAGTGTGGTTTTGCACTTTTTGGCTAACAATAGGATTTCGTCCCAACACTTGTCCTGTATTGCATCTCGCAAAATTATAATCCCTCGCCCTTTAACATTTTCAAGCATTGCAAGCCAGAAATTACGCTCGTTGTAGTAAGACGAAGTAAATAAAATTCGTTTAGTTTTTATCTTTTTTAAGTCGAGTATAAGTATAGATTGGTTATGAAACTCGCCGACTCTCTGATATCCACCAACTTCCTGATACCCACTGACTTTCTGAGACCAGCTGACTCTCTGATACCCACCAACATTCTGAAACTCACTAACTTTCTGATACCCACCAACATTCTGATACCCACCAACATTCTGATACCTGCCGACTCTCTGAAATCCACCAACTTCCTGAAATCCACCGACTTCCTGAGACCCACCAACTCTCTGATACCCACCAACTTTCTGAAACTCGACGACATGATCAAAATTTTCTACAATATATGATTTTGCGACAGTTATTGAATGTTTTGCGATAACACTTACAGCTTTAAGATGACCTGTGATTTCTATATCATTTTCAA